CTATTTAATAGGTTAAACAATGACACAAATACAAGTAACAAAAAGAGATGGTAATCGAGAACCACTCAATCTCGAAAAAATGCATAAAGTAGTTTTTTGGGCCACAGAAGGAATCACAGGAGTTAGTGCTAGTGAACTAGAAATCAAAAGCCACTTACAATTTTATAACGGAATCCCTACAGCAAGTATTCAAGAAACATTGATTAAAAGTGCCGCTGATCTGATTAGCGAAGAAACTCCAAATTATCAATATGTTGCTGGTCGTTTAATAAATTATCATTTGCGTAAAGAAGTGTATGGTAGATATGAACCGTATAATCTTTTACAGCTGGTGGAACAAAACGTAGCTCGTGGATTTTACGATCGTGAGTTAGTAACTGATTATAGTTCAGAAGAGTGGGAACGTTTAAATGGATATATCAAACACGATCGTGATGATCAATTGACTTATGCGGCCATGGAACAATTCCGTGGCAAGTATCTGGTCCAGAATCGAGTGACCAAAGAGATATTAGAAACGCCACAGGTTGCATACATGCTTATTGCGGCAACGTTGTTTAGCAAGTATTCTAAAGAAGGTCGAATGATGTGGGTCAAGGATTACTACGATGCAATTAGCACACATCAAATTAGTTTGCCCACTCCAGTAATGGCTGGAGTTAGAACACCGCAACGTCAATTTAGTAGTTGTGTGCTAATTGAAACTGACGATAGTCTTGACAGCATCAATGCCACAACATCTAGCATTGTAAAATATGTAAGTCAAAAAGCCGGGATTGGCATTGGCGCAGGACGTATTCGTGCCATTGGTAGTCCTATCCGTAATGGAGATGCTTACCATACCGGTGTTATTCCTTTTTATAAAATGTTCCAAGCCGGCACACGCAGTTGTAGTCAAGGCGGCGTTCGTAATGGCGCGGCAACATTATATTACCCTGTGTGGCATTTAGAAGTTGAAGACCTATTGGTTCTTAAAAACAACAAAGGCACAGAAGACAATCGTGTTCGTCACATGGACTACGGAGTACAGTTCAACAAAGTGATGTACGAGAGATTACTCAGTGGCGGTGACATTACTTTGTTTAGTCCACATGATGTTCCTGAAATGTTTGATGCGTTTTATTCAGACGTAGATCGTTTTAGAGAATTATACGAAACAGCCGAACGCAACACTAAGTTACGTAAAAAGAAAGTCAAAGCAATTGATCTGTTTACTGCATTCATGCAAGAACGTAAAGATACAGGGCGTGTGTACTTGCAGAATGTTGACCATGCCAACAGTCACGGCAGTTTTAAACCCGAACTGGCACCAATTAAACAAAGCAATCTTTGCTGTGAAATTGATTTGCCAACTAAACCTCTTAAAGACATACACGACACAGAAGGAGAAATTGCACTATGTACACTAAGTGCTATCAATTGGGGAGTATTTAAAGACCCTGAAGACATGGAAAAAGCCTGTACCCTTGCTGTTCGTGGATTAGACAATTTGTTGTCCTATCAGAGCTATCCTGTTATTGCCGCTGAGCTTGCTACACAGAATCGTAGACCCTTGGGTGTTGGTATTATTAATTTTGCCTACTGGTTAGCAAAAAATGATTTAACCTACACTGATCCACGGGCATTACCGGTGGTTGACAAATGGGCACAGTACTGGAGTTATTATCTAATTAAAGCCAGCGCAGATCTTGCTAAAGAAAAAGGAGCATGTCCCAAGAACAACGAAACCAAATATGGTGATGGTATTCTCCCTATTGATACATATAAACATGAAGTCGACGAACTAGTTCCGCATGTCGACTATGTTAACTGGGAAGGTCTACGTAGTCAATTACGTGAGCATGGTATTCGTAATTCTACGTTAATGGCATTGATGCCAGCTGAAACCAGTGCGCAGATTAGTAACAGTACCAACGGAGTTGAACCACCTCGTAGTTATGTTTCTATTAAACAAAGTAAAGATGGTGTGCTCAAGCAAGTTGTTCCAGAGTATCGACGACTAAAAAACAAATATGAATTGCTATGGAATCAAAAAAGTCCAGAGGGATATTTAAAAATTATGGCCGTTCTGCAAAAATATATTGATCAGGGTATTAGTGTTAACACAAGTTATAATCCACAATTCTTTGAAGATGAAAAGATTCCAATGAGCGAAATGCTCAAGCATCTTATTATGTTCTTCAAGTATGGTGGTAAACAACTATACTATTTCAATACATACGATGGTAGCGGAGAAATTGACGCTGAAAGACTGTCGCAAGGAAAGTCCATACTGTTAGAAAGTATTGACACCACTGTTGATCAATCTGAGGATGATTGTGACAGTTGCAAGATTTAAAAGAGAAATAATATGTCGGTATTCAATCCAATAACAACAAAACATCACACGGAAAAATTAGCTTTCCTTGACCCTACTGGCCCCGTTAACGTACAACGATACGAAACACTAAAGTACAAGCAATTTGACAAGCTAACTGACAAGCAATTGGGTTTCTTTTGGAGACCAGAAGAAGTTGATGTATTACGAGATGCCAAAGACTTCAAAGACTTAACAAACTTTGAGCAACATATTTTTACCAGCAATTTAAAACGACAGATCTTATTAGATAGTGTGCAAGGACGTAGTCCTAATCTTGCTTTTTTGCCGTTGGTGTCGATTCCTGAACTTGAAACTTGGATTGAGACCTGGGCATTCAGCGAAACCATTCACAGCCGTAGTTACACTCATATTATACGTAATGTTTATTCTAATCCAAGTACAGTATTTGACGAACTAACTGATATTGATGAAATTATAGAATGCGCTAAAGACATTAGCAAATACTACGATGACTGCATTGATGCAAGTCGTGCCTTTCAATATTTAGGTGCAGGCAATCATGTTGTTGATGGTAAGAATATTGTTGTCGACGAGTATGAACTTAAGAAAAAGTTATGGTTGGCTATTAACAGCGTTAATGCACTTGAAGGCATTCGTTTTTATGTTAGTTTTGCCTGTAGTTGGGCATTTGCCGAACTTAAGAAAATGGAAGGCAATGCCAAGATTATTAAACTAATTGCTCGCGACGAAAATTTACATCTGGCATTTACACAGACATTAATTAAAATTCTCCCCAGTGACGATCCTGCTTTTGCACGTATCAAAGAAGAAACCAAGGTTGAATGTGAAAAAATGTTTTTGGCAGCTGCCGCACAAGAAAAATCCTGGGCACACTATTTGTTTAAAGATGGGTCAATGATTGGACTTAACGAAAAACTGTTATCTGATTATGTGGACTGGTTGACTTGTAAACGTATGACTGCAATCGGATTGGACTGTGGCATGAAACCAGGTAGTAATCCATTGCCCTGGACAACAAAATGGATTGCCGGGTCAGAGGTTCAAGTGGCACCACAAGAAACAGAAATTTCTAGTTACATTGTTGGTGGTACAAAACAAGATGTTGACTCAAATACATTTACAGGATTAAGTTTGTAAAAATGATAACAGTATATTCAAAAAATCATTGTCCATTTTGCGATCAAGCAAAAGCACTACTAACAAAATGGGAAATCCCATTTAATGAAGTTAAAATTGATCAAGATTCTAGTGCTCGTGACTTTATTGTTGGCGAAGGACATCGTACAGTTCCGCAAATTTATAACGGTGACAAATTATTTGTTGATGGTGGCTTTCAAGGTTTAAGTAAGCTTAACGCAGACGAAATTAAAACACGTTTGGGTATTAACTTAGGAAAATTATGACCCCAGAAATTAACGAAACTTATACATTTAAACTCATCACCGGAGAAGAACTAGTTGCAAAGGTACTTGAAATACATGCCGAGTACATGATTATCAAAGAACCAATTAGTTGTGTGCTGAGCCCACAAGGTTTACAAATGATGCCAACTTTGTTTAGTGCAAACAAGGACAAAAATATGCGACTAAATAATTCTAGTTGGGCCATGATTGCCGAAGCTCGTGAAGATGTGCGTAATAGCTACATTCAGGCTACTACCGGAATTGCACCAATTAGCAAGCAGATTATTACAGGCTAATGCCGCATTGCTTTAAAATTATGGTCAACGGGAAAGTCAATATCTATCAACGGTATGAGGACATTCCTGAATTTTTTGATCACGTCATTGAGTTTGACCCGGAGATACCTCCGCCGCCACACAATGATCTGGATCATGAAGAAATCGATCTTTGGAAAGATAGATTTAAAGATCTTATGGAGAAAGAACGTGCCAGCAGTAGCAAGAATCGGTGATAAATGTGTTGTTGATTGTAGCCCGCCTACATTGATATCAGGCAGCGGAGACGTAAAAGTAAATGGTGTTGGCGTTGTGCGCCAGGGCGACGGCACAGATCCACACAAACTTAAAAAAGGTAAGTGTCCCATTCACGAATCAAAGGTCACCGGAGGTTCTGGCTCTGTGTTTGTCAACGGTAAGCCTATTGCCAGAGTTGGTGATGCACTGGGCCCTGAATGCACACAAATTAGCCAAGGTTCCGGCGATGTATTTGCAGGATAACAAATGGGTCTAAGTCCTTCTCAACTAATTGCCAGCGCAGGCCTAACAGACAATCAAGGCATCACTGTCAGTGGCAATTTAACTTTAAATATTACCAATTATACCAACGTTGCTGTAGTCAAGCAGTTTATGGGTGTAGTAGCCAATGCCATTGCTGGCAACATTGGCAATGCCACAATAGCAAATCTTCAGACGTTGGGAGCATCAAACTTTCCAGCTGTTACCAATGCTATTCCGTCATCCGCAGCCAATGTATTAGGCAATACCTACACCACAGGATTCACCGGCTATATCACAATGATTGCCAATAAAGAAACAGGCAATGGTGATGTTAGTAAGTTCACACAAATTTTCTCTCAGTCACAGGGATATATTTCACAGGCCAACCAATTTTTAAAAGCCAACGAAAAGTCCAAGACACTTGCAACTACATTTACCAACATGGATGATCTAACCACTGGCGGATTTTCTAGTGTTAATTCAAATTTGCAAAAGTTTGGTGAAGATTTGCAAAAGCTTGGCAATTTAATCAATCTCAAGGACCTTAACAGTCTTGGAAGTCCTGCCGCATTACTAAAGCAGTTTATAAATGTAGCAGGACTAACACCTGCTATCCGTGCCATGGCCATGGCCGCAGGAGCCACAGACAGTCAATTAAACAGTATAGCCAAAGTTGAGTTTGCTGAAAATGTAAACAAAGCATTGTATGAGGGAATGACAAAAATCACCGGTGATGCGCTATCACAGGTCAAAGCTATCATGAAAGTTACCACTGACAACATTTCAACAATGGCTGATTTACTTAATCCTGTTAAAATTTTCTCCACCAGCTTTGACGGATTCACTGCGCCAACTGCAAATGGCTTACAAAAAATTTACGTAGACAAGTCAGGCAGCGTTAATCAACAGTTGACAACACTACTGCCACAGACTTATATTGATCTCTACAACACATTACAAAAGATTATTCCGCAGGACCAGGCATTGGCCAACAAAGCACTGGTAGCATCGCTGATGCAGATTAAAGGAATTTTTAATTCCACGTTGGTATCAATGAGCAAAGCAGTTACCAGTCTAGAAACCAACACAGGGCTTGGGGATATAAATGCTCTAACAACTCCAGTGCCGGCTTCGGTTGGCTCTACATTGCAATCACAACTGGGATCAGGAACTGGTCCAGGAAATACTCTTGTATTAAATGATGTAATTGGCACAGCCGCTGGTGCAACACACAACATTGAATTGCCAATTGTGACAGCAACCATGTCAAACCTTGCAACGGCAAATGCATTTTATACTCTGACATTTGACAACGGAAATCCAAATAGTTCTGTCAAACTTGGCGTGTTTACTGTGATGAACTATGTGTTGAACGGTGCCTACAACCAATCTAACCCAAATCCAACACCCCCTCCAGCGGAACTGGGAGAAATTATAATCCCGGCACCACAGCCCGGTGCAGGAACTTATGGGCCAGCAAACTCTGCTCCAAGTTTGTATGCTAGTGTTTTTGATGTACTAATTCCAATTGCGGCCACTAACATCTCGACCATTGCCACAACAAATTCTACCAATGTTGCCATAACAACATCAGCATTTGGTAATATGGCAGCTCAGCTGGAAAGAGAAAAAACCAATCAAACCAAAGCTCAGATTGACTTTGCTAACCTACAGCCAAACGCAACATCTTCTGTGCTGTCATTTTCATCAAGCCTGTCCTCTTATGGCAAAGATGTAGAGCCTGGCCAGGCCGCAGACTATATCAACAGCGTGGCTGATGTCAGCAATCAAACAGGACAGGCAATTATTGCATCCATGCGTGAAGCTAGAAATATCGCCGCTTTAGGTGCTGTTGGTGTCCCCACAGATACCCAATTGTAAGTAACCACTAACTTAGAGGTTGACACAAAATTGGAATTATTTTATAATTGCGTTATGTTTAAAACTTTA